GTACTGACCTTTAGAAGGATCACCAAATACTTTGTCATAACCAACAAAATCACCACCCAGTGGTTTTGTTTCTAACTCTATCCAAATTTTATACTCAGGATTTTTTGGATCCCTTGGTGTTTTAGACTGCTCAATAGTTAAATTGTTAATTTTTGCTACTGTGTTTCCTGGTTTTATTTCTTTAGAAATATAACTCTTTTTGATTCCTTTTGTTGAAATTCCTGACATAACTTTTCTTTTTTACTTATTATTAATTAACTAATTTACTTAACATAGATTTGATCCCAGTGGGTAATCAAATTATCTTGCTCATCATATTCACTGATGAGTATTTCTTTACCTTCCAGTCTTCTAATTTTACAACCAGCAAGTACATCATCACTTGGTAGGAAACATAAGTAGTTTGCCTTACCGATTCTTGTCATGTATGCAATAGCTTGTGCTTCAGCAGAAATAGACTGTTTGTTTTTACCAATTAAATTTACATCATGTGATGTTAATTCAGCACCTTCTTTTAAGATGTTTGTTTCTTTGACATGCGCAATATAAATAATATTCTCTGCACATTCTTCAATCATCTTTGTGATATTTTTGAAAGCTTGTCTTAGATACTGATAACCAGAACCATTTGGTAAAAAGATAATGCTACCATATTTAGCCTTACCACAGGTTGCTAACATCTTACCGGTCTTCTCATCTTTTTTGTACCAGCTGTCCTTACCCATAGGTGTTTTCATATAAAGCTTTTCTGCCTCAAGAATACACATGTCTTCCAACTTTGTCAGAGTATCTATAGCAATATACTGATACGGATTTCCTGCTTGTTTAATTTTCATAAGAACCTTTTTCAAATCTTCTAAAGATGGTACATACATTACCATACCATCAGCTGTTTGAATCTTGTCCTCAAGATTAATCACTAAACAATTTTCCAATGCTGCAATTGATGTAGTCTTACCAATCTTTGGTTTACCGAATACTAACAATGGACTTGGATTTTTAAGCTTACTCTTTGTAGGCTTAGTAGGAAGAATGAAATCTTCCACTACTTTTTTTTCATCACTCATCTTATTTACTATTTACTTTTTACTATTTCATTTAACCAACTCTTCATACTCACCGGTTTACCAGTTAATATAGCTGCCAAATCTCTTATTGTCAATTGATCTATTGGAAGATCTTGATCTGGATCAGGCATATCAAATTCTTCAACTTCTTGTTTAACTTTAACCAATGAACAATCAATCAGTTCTTCTACAGGTATTAGATACCTTATTGTATGATTTGCTGAATGAGGTGCAGTTACTCTATATTCTGTAGCATAATGTGGATTATGTTTCCACTTGTATAAAGTTCTATTTTCATCTTCAGAATCATAATCTCTGCTGACAAACTCCGTGTATATATCTTCACCTTTCTCTACTTCAGTTGGGAAGAATGATATTACTCTTTCTCCTGAATCAAAGTATGCCATCTTAGGAAGAAATGTAGGATTTTTAACTCCTAATCTTGCAAATGTTTTCTTGTGATCATTTTTTAATAATTCAATCTTGGCTTTTTTGTCAAGCGTTTCTACTGTATTTTTCTTTGTGTTTATACTCATTTGTTTTTAGTTTGAATTGGTTGTTGAAGATCTTGTCCAGGCGTATCCATCTCAGTTATAACCATGTTATGAAACTCAGCTTTAAAGAAACTCATTCCGACTTCACCATTCCTTGACTTAATCCAATGGAATACTAAGGTGTTGTCATCTTCAATGATGTATCTATCCGGTACATAATAACTAATAAACCTTTTTGCCGGTCTATTAATTCCTACAACTAAATCTGCATGTTGAACTAAACCATCTCCTCCATATATATCTGACTCTAAAATATAATTTCCATACTTGCCATTTTCATTTCTTTCAGGTCTATCTGTGTCCCTGTTTAACTGTGTTAACAGTATGAATGCAATTGGATATTTCTTTTTAAGTTCAGTACATGCTTCACCAAGGTTTGCTAATGTTTCTTGTTTACTTGCTTCGTCATCACCTTTCTTAATTAATACAGAGTGATCAAGAGTAACTATAGTGTTGCTGTATTTTATTACCTGCTTGTTGTCTACAATTTCAGTAACTGAAAACTTTTTCATGTACTCCATGATTTCAGATTTGAATTGTTTAACTGTAACAGATTCATCAATAATGTCAATAGGATACTTGGATGCTTCCTTTGCATATTCGTGACACTTCTTAATGATTGCATCAGACACTACAATATCTTCTTCTTCTGCACTACATAAGTATCTGTAAGTTTCTTTTGTCACTGAAGAGAACTCTCTAATCTTAGTGGTTCTTCCAAACATTTCTAATTGAAACTGTAATACTCTTATGTTTAATCCAGGGTTTAATTTAAAACCTTCTCTAACAATCTGATCAGCCATTAAAGTTTTTCCTGATGCAGGTCTTGCACCGATAACAGTTATGGTATTAAACTCAAGACCATTTAATGTGGCGTTGTTAAACTTAGGCCACGGTGTTTTGTAACTTGGTATTAATCCTTTCTGTTTACCACGCATGTAATGCAGTGCATCCAGGTAATGATCCTTATGACTTTTCCACTTCATAGAATTTTAGTTTTAAAATATTTTTCTCTTGTGTAACTTTCATTGTTGACTATCTTGTCACAGTAGTCAGCTAAATCAGAATGAACAGTTCTTGTTCCATCATCTTTACGAATAAAGTATAATGCAGTTCTCATATACAGATAGTTCTTTGCTTTATATTCAGATACATACATGAATGTAGCATCTTGTATAACAGCCCAGGAATAATTATAATTCTCAAAGAACCATCTGAAATTTGTTTCAATGTTTTTCTTATTGCTTCTAGCATACTTACCATTAGGTAATTTAACTGTAGGAAATAAGTTTAAGAAGTCATCAAATTGTTTTGAGTAATCTTCTCCCATTAAAACATCTAGTTTTAATTTCTTTTTTGTAGCAAATAATTCATCAATGCTTTTTAATATCTGAAACTCTGGACTGTCTTCTGACATATCACCTTTGGTGTAATCCAAGTACAATGCTATGTACTGTTTGACATTAATTTTGTGATGCTTCAGTCTTTCAAATAGACTGGTTTGTTTCAGAGTTTTTTTCATATAAGAGGGCTACTAAGATACAAAATTTTTACCAATTAATTGTATCAATATCTCTATTTGTTAGTAAAGTATTTATGTTTTCTGCAAACAATTTGTGAACTACATCTACTGACCAGATGTTTGAATTTGTATCAGGTAAAAATACTTTGTTACCATAGTCATCAGATGAAATAATATCTGAATACTCTGCTGCATCCATACCTATAAATACATATACCAAATCTTTTTTATTTGCAATAAGGTAATCTAGAAAGTAAATGTTAAACATACGCCAGTCTTCAACAAGTAAATCCTTTTCTATAGTTGTTCTTCCTAATGCATAAAACATTACTCCTTGTTCAACTAACTTCTCCATTGATTGAAATCCAGGTGTATTAGTAAACACGCTTAAAGGATTCTCTTTACCAATGATAACAACTTTTAAGTTGTCTGGATCTATAGAAGAGAAATCATTAAACCAATTTTTCATTGGTGGTGTAAACTGTTTACCTTTACCCACTTCAGATATTAATTTATCAAGCAGCTTTTCAAATGTTGGTTTATCAAATTCTTCTGTTAAGAACTTAGCCCATTTAGATGAAGAAAATTTTTCTTTTTGTTTGTTTATTATATCTTTGGAGTTAATTTTATTACTCATGGCTATTCAAAAATTTAATGTTATTAAAAGTGAATCTCTAATTTCTATAGAGGTTTCAGGTGCTTTTTACAAGCGAATATATTCTATACTTACAGCAGCTTTAGACAGAGAAGAAAATCCTAAGCAGACTTTAATTAATATTGATAATCCAAAACAGGAGTTAACAATTAATGAAGCTCTTATTCAATCTCTCATGGTCATTATTAATTCAGTAGAAACTGAAGCTAATAAAAATTTAGAAGCTTACACTGAAGTAATAGAAAAGGAAATTGTTAATGAAGATCCTTCTGAAAATTAATGTTTAAGAAATCTCCAATCAGATATATCTTTTCAATTATATTTGATAGAGATTCTCTTGATTCATCAGCAAAAGATTTGTAGCATTTTTTATTATCTACATAGAATGTTAAACCACACTGATCTTTTATATCCTTTTTGGTTTTCTTTACATCTTCACCAGTTTCATCAGCAATTTCTTTAATCATTACATGTATCTTAGCAAGTTGAGCCTTAGTATTATTAGGTTCAACTGCTTCCATGATACATTCTATTTCATCATCATCAGTAAGGTTGCGAATAAACTCATTTAATCTGTTCTTCATCAGACCATCTTTAGGAACAAGTTTACCATTTACCTTATGAAATTTAAGAATGCAAGTCTTTTTCATTTATTCTTTTTATTTGTTCACCTTCATGTTCAGAATGTTCTATGATGTCAAACATTTTTTCAAAGTCAAATCCACCTAGATCTTCATCATCTTCATCTTCTTCTAGTTTGTATCTACATGACTGAATTTCTTCATCAGTTGGTCTTTGTACTGTTAAGTACTCACCATCAAAATGATACTTACCATATATTTCATTACCAGATTCTTCAAACTCATAAGTAAATGTAAGATTAAATGTTTCTGCAATTCTTACTATATCATTTGGAATTGGAGCCCACTTTGTTTCAAACTGAATGTTTATCCAGTCATCATCATCACTAAAATCTAAGTTATACAGGTTAAACATATAGCCGTCTATAGCACCTTCTAGTCCAAATAATATTTGCCCTTCATGTGTTTTATCAGCAATCTCAATTGTTTTGTCAAATAATCTTTTAACAATATCAATTGATTTTTTTTCTCCTCTAAATTCTACTATAGCAGAACACCAGTTAGCCATCTTAGTCGAATTCTGGATTAAAGCCAGTGATGCGGCCATTATTATGTCGTAGTTTTGAGGTCTTTTCAAAACTTTGGCCATTCTTTGGGAACCATTTTGGGTTCCGGTGTTTGTTGTCTTTTTTCATTTACTTTTACTTCTGATATGTGTACTAATGTATATTTTTCTTTGCTATATGCTCTACCAAGTATTGGGTAATACATACCTTGAATAAATTCCATGTAATGTTCTTTGATGAACTCATCATGATCACTTACAGGGTTATAATTATTTAATAAATGATGTACAGTTGCATGATTTTTTACATTTACTAACTCAGCAATTTCTTGCAATGTCCAATCTAATTTGTATGCAATTTTAGCTGTGTGATACTTCATTGCTACCATATAGGTTGATCTATTTTTATATGCATGAAAATAATGATGTGCAATCTGCAATACTGGATGGTTTTTTCTTATTGCATCATTCTCTGAGTTTTTTTTGTAATACTTTTGATTTACTCTGCCGTGATTCATAAAACTTCCTTTCTTTTGAGCTCAAGTCTTCATATTTGTATTGAGGTTTTGCTAAAAGATCATCTTCATTTTTATAATATGGTTCTGTCTTTCCTCCTAATATACCTGAACTTCTTGGTACAATTCTTATAAGTAGTCTATAGTCAACAAGTATTTTGGTTACTACATCAGGTTTAACATTTTTAATTTTTGCTATCTCATGTATGTCCATACCACTTTTAAACATCAATCTTACTGTTTGTTCAAAGTTGTACCCTCTTTCTTTATTCACTAAGCAACTATTGGATTTAATATTTCATTTACTTCATTCTCAAGTGCTTCTAGTTCTTTTGTATCAACTGGTTCAAATCTGTTAGGATTGAAATAGTGATATGGGAAACAGCTTTCATCAAGTGTGATTTCTGCGAGTTCGAAGCCAAATGATTGTGATGATAGTAAAGGTTGCACTCCAATTAATGTATAGAATTCTCCTTCTTTAATCCACTTATCTTGTGGAATTTCTGCAGGTTTATTTTTGTCATTAGTGCATACTAATTTCATTGGTAATTCATTCATAGGTCTTTTCCGTGTTTAATGTCATCAATTTCTTCTTCGGTTAGTTCATCTAACCATTCTTCCATACCTAATTGAAAGTCATCATGTATTGAATTCATGATTGTCATTAGATAAGTCTTAAAGAAATAAGTTCTTTCTTTTTGCGTGTACCCTTTTTCATATAGAAGATCCATAATGTTTTCAGGGATTTCTATATAAACTTTCATGGTGTTTGCAATTTGATTATTTTCTGTAAGAACAATTCATTATCTTTCTCTAAAGCTCTTATCTTTTCTTTCTTTTGGTTGAGCAATAATTTTAAGTTCTTGTTCCTTAAAATTAATGCACCTTTTTCTTCAGTCTTCATAAGATGTTTCAATTCATCTATCTCTGACTGAAGAATACCTACTTCCATATTGAGTTTTTGATTTTCAGCTGTTAATTCTTTAATCTCAAACTCAAGCCAAAGCACCATTTCTTCTGGTGATTTAGGTCTTAAATTCATTAATGGTTCTTCTTCCATGACTATTCAGTTAACTCTACATTTATATTGTGTCTTTCAAAGTTATCTCTAATTTTTAATAAGTCCATGAAATCACCTTCTTTGATTACAACTTTTCCATTGTTGTGAGCAATTATAGTACATTGTTCAGCTTGTATTCCTTCATGATTGCAATATTTAATAAGAGAGGCTTTGATTTTTAAATAACTATTCTCTTTGTCATTATGTAATATTAATCTTGCCATTGTATTTAAATATTTTTTGTTTATCAAACTCTTTTAATGCAGACTTGCACCATTCTAAATCAACCGTGTTGTTGTAGCATAGTAAATGTACAAAACTTTTTTCATTTGGATTAAGTCTTAAAAATCTACCAATCTTTTGGCTCAACTTTTTTTCATTAGCATACGAGTGCATGATGATACCTACCTTGAGGTTCGGTATGTTTGCACCTTCTGCTATCTGTAAGACAGAAGCTAACTTATCAATCTTTCCTGACCTGAATAATTCCAGATACTCTTTAGATTTCTTTTCCTTGCTGTGATATACATACTTACATATTTCATCAGCTTGATCAGTGTAATCCGTGAATACAAGTGTCTTGTGTGTTTGCTCTTTTAATAACTTTTTAGCATACTCAACTTTAGTTTTGTAACCTTGCATAGCTCGCATCCTCATGATGCGTGTCATTGCAACTTTATGACCAGGTGCTGTATCAACAAATCTTGACCACATGTTATAGTTCTTAAGTTCTGAAGACAACCCTCCATTCTTTGTTCTTAGTGTAGGTTTCTTATCTAATTCAAGTAAATGAATATAGATTTTATAATCATTAAGCACGTGGTCTGCAATACCATCCTTGATTTCATATTTGTAAATCACTGGACAGAATTCATCACACACCTTGAATGATTCAGATGTTTTGTATTTAGGGTATGTACCTGTCATACCTAATACAGGACCGTCATATAATCTTAACCAATCACCATGTTTCTTTTTAGCATTGTGACATTCATCAAGATAAACAAAATCATAATTGTAATCAGCCTTGTGTAGACTAATATAGGTTATGAATTGCATGTGAGGTATCAAAAACTCAAGTCCATGTTCTTGTGCTTGAGAGATCCATTCTTGATGAATGGAAATCCTTGGAGCAACTACTAAGAACAAAGAAGTATCTGTATATTTTGATGCCATGTGTTTAAGTCCAAGTAATGTTTTACCTGAACCAGTTCCGAGTACAGCACCCGAATGTTTCCTTGTTCCTATAGCTTTAAGACAAGCTGCTTGAATCTCTGATTTTTTATTCATTTTTACATTTACTATTTACCCATTGGTGGAACTTATCCCAATTTTCTTGAACCGTGTCACAATTTCTATTGAGTGCATCATAGTAACCTTTGTATCTTGGGTTATACTTAGCAACCGGTAACTTATTTTCAGTTAAGAACTCACTAACAAATTTATTAATTTTTCCGCGTCTATCTCCTGCAATCAATCCTTTTTCTCCAAGGAATTTAACTACACCCCATTCTGCATTAACACTATTTCTAAATCCCATCTTCTATTGGTTTAGTTCCTATTATAATTGTTTCTCCTAATTTGTTCATTGATTCAACAACTTCTGGATGTCCTACTCCGTGCTTATCTTTATAGCTTTTGTATGACTTGAAGTATCCTTTGTTAATCAACTCTTCAATGTTTTCAATTAATATAGCCATTCTTTCTTGATTTTCCTGGCTTAACTGTAACAAATCCCAACGTGCTGATTCAATCTTTGCTAAGAATAAATTAAGGCTTGTGTTGAATTCATTTTTAATAATGATCTTGTTGTTATAGTTGTCAAACAATTCAATCAATGACATTAAAGCATTAACATTTGTGTTACCAAACACGTTCATTGGTTCTTTAATGTATTCTTCTGACCATTCATGCCATTTAGTAACATCAATTTTCATAGCAAATTTGAACTGTTTATTCTTTTTCATTTTATCAATATCATACAGAGCACTTGATATTTTTACTGCTGCTCTAATGAATCTAATATTATCTGGATCATAATCAGCCATACTACTTCTTTTTATTTTGTTCAAACCATGAATCTAATTCTTCTTTATTAGGAAACTGACGTAATAAATCATAGACTTCTTTTTCTGAATACATTCTTTCAGCTTGCCATTTACCACCAGCAATAAAATCATTATAATATCTATTACAGTTATCTTCTTCAACATACCTTTCAGCAGCTTCTTCTAATGTTTCTTTTTTCATAACCATCTTAAATTATGTGGTTCACATTTAGCACCGGTATCTCCTTCATGGAACCGCGCCCATATTCCATTCTCATTAACTGTAGAAATAAATCCTACTTCGCAATCAGGATGGTGTTCATCATTATTTGCATGATCTGGAACATATAGGACCGGTGCACCTAAATGTTTTTCTTCTAATAGTTTTCCTTCTATATAAAATATTGGCTCTTCCATTTCTTTTATTTTAAATAACCTAACTCTCTTGCTTCCTTTGGGTTAGCATGTACCCACTGGTGACATGCACGACATGTTGCAAACCATGTATTAACTCCTAGAAAATTGTCACCTGTTCTGTATGCAGCATGATGTATTTCTGTTGAGTGTGTTGTGCAAGTAGCGGTATTGATTTGACATACTGGATATTTTTCTAACTGAACCTTTCTCAGTTTAGAATATAGCCCATCCATTTTCTTTTTCCTTTCACTGACTTTTTTTATCTGAACTTTGCTTGGCTTTAGCTTAGTTGCACCTTTCATAGCGCAATCTTTGCAAAGTTTGTAACGGACACCATCTACAGTGACATTCTTGTAAATGTATGTTTCTTGATGACATCCGTTACATTCTTTCTTTTTAGCAATCACAATGCTGCAAAGTTTTTAGGTAAGAAATTTTCCTCAATCAATTTGTTTATGATTTTAGCTTTGTTTATACCTAAATCTTTGAATGATAATGTGTTGGTATAATTCTTACTGACTTCTGTGTTATCAATAAGTGTTGCAATGAATGCAGACTTAGGAAACATTTCTCCTAATAGTCTGTTGGTAATGCTATTGGTTAACTCTTGTTTCCATAAGTTTAGCATTGTTTGAACCTCTTTCTGTTTCTTAAAGATCTTAGTCTTTTTACTACTGTTCATAGCATAAAGTTCTTCTTGAGAATATATCTCTAAACCTTTGATTGCTCTACTGTATAGTAAGTTCTGAGTTTCTGTCAACTTTGAGTAATCAGTGAATGATTGAGTTGGAAACTGTTTGTTTTCTAATTGGCCAGAATACATCAATTCCTGCAAGCCGTTGAAGCTAGTAATTGTTTTCATGATAGTAAAAATTTATTAAGGGATTTATTCTTCGAGTTCTATGTCATCAGGGAAATCTATTTCCTCTGGTAGTTCCTCTAGGTATTCTTCTACAAATTGTAGGGGTTCTGCGGTTTCTTCTGTGATTTGAAAGGGGTTAACATTTTCTACTGAACTTCCAAAGTTGGTTTCATTAAGGTAGCGGAGTTCTTCATCTGACATTCTAAGATATGCCTCTATGCTAATATTAATGACCTTGCCGTTTGGAAGTTGATAAATCATATTAATGTTAAATTCTCTTGGTCTAGTATGTGTCCACTATAGACCTCTACTATTTCCTCCTTGGTTCTTTCTGTCTGTATCTTCAATCCTATGTAGCCATTAACTGGATTAATATGAACTACTTGAACACGAATATACATATCATTTATGACAAGTCCTGCATCTATATAATAATTTTTGTCAAGGTTTGGGTACATTGATGTACCTAATTCAATAGTAATCCAATCTCCTTCATGGAAATGTTTATGTGAGTGATATAACTTTTTATTGTTTAGCATATCTATTAATATGTCTTTATCACTTACAGCATCTAACAAAAAACCTAGCACTTTACTCTGAACTTTTTTATCAGCACTATAGAATTTTGTAACAAGTAAATCAGTAGTGTTACCTTTTGTCATTGTTCATGTATATTATTGCTGTAATATACCAGCAAATTCCTAACCCTAACATAGATGGTAAACCCATGGTATAGAATATTATATATCTATTTTCATAGAACTCTTCGCATAACATTGCGGAAATTATTACCATGAATAAGAATATCACAGTTAAGATTGGGAATTTATAGTCTTTCATACAGCAAAGTTAATAATTTATGCTGTTATTTCTTGCACATATACAATTGGTTTTTCACCATGTATTGTGTTAAACTTCATCAATGCATCAACATAGTTAGATGCTTGAATATTAATGCCTGAGCATAGTTCTTTAGCTACAAGGTAGCAGATATGAAATCTTTTCATTGTCTTAGTATTTTGGGTTACATAAACTTTCATAGTACATACGTTCTTTGTATGTCATAGTTGTATCACATGATCTGTCTGGTGGTACAACAAAGTAATATTTATTCTCAATTCTTTCTACAGCTTTAGAAGATTGTGTTTCTTCTTCAGCCATAAATCTTAATATAATAGCAGTGGTATTTAAAACAATACTTGCTATTAAAAGATTTCTCACTATGTTATTGTTGGTCATCATAAGAAAAGAAACCTATTATGATTATGATTAATAAACCTATTGGTCCTGATAATAATATCAGTAAGTCAAACATTGTTAACTCTTTGTAGATTTTTTCTTTAATGAAATGTGTAATTAAATACACATAAGATGCAACACTTATAGCTATTAGCAATGCATATATTATTGCTTCAATCATTTGATTTGATTTTAAATTAAAAAATAAGGGTAGGAAATGTCAGTAACCTACCCATTGTACAACTTGCAAGTCTATCCTTGCTGTCTATCCGTCAATGAAATCACAGATAAGTTCTTCATAACCTTCAGGTTTCTTTTCTGAAACAGATATAAAACATCTGGCCCAAGCGCCGATTAATTCTGAGTCACCTCTATAATCACCACCACCACGGCCATTACCTTCTGCTGTAAGTAATGGTAACGGATGCATCTGCCAACCGTCATCATCTTTTGGTAAGGTGTGTTTGTCTACATATTGTTTTGTATCATGGTTGATAACATATCTTGACAACTCATTGTCTAATTCTTTTTCAGGTTGCATTTCTGTTTTGTTATCACACAAATCATATAGGTTAGGTCCTTCATCTAAACCATTTTCTGGATCTGCATAATCTCCAGCCCATACTACAGGCATAGGATTATTGTATATAAGATTTTCAAATGACTTTACAAATTCATTCTTCATCCAGCTGTGTTCAGTTAGTTTAGCACCACCACCTCGTGGTCTATCCCATGCTATGATTTGTGATTTATCTTTTGAGAGTACAACTCCGTGATAATATTGTCCCATTGTTTTTAAATTTTAGAATAAATAGTTTCACCATTGCTGAATCTTGCTGTTACAGCTAATGGCATTGAATGTTCTGTAAAGATTTTCTCTACAGCATTAATTAATAAATCTTTAACTGATTCAACCCATGCCTCTGCTTTTTTTGCCTGGATTTTTCGTAAACCTGCATTCATGTATGACATGTTTTCATATATTTCAAAGTCCGTGTCTTCAATAAGTTCTACTTGACCTGCGTATGTACAAGTTAAGAACCAATCTAATGATGCACCTTCATAATAACCGTGTCTTGCCACACAATTAATGTTTACTTGTACATCTACATCACCGTAATTCTTTTGTGTATATAGTTGAAACAGTGGTGTTGATTCATATGATCTTCCTGAATGAGGATCTGTCATCTCTAATTCTTTATAGAATTTTAAACCATTTCCTTTTACAGATTCTTCAGCATCATATCTTATGTCATCAATAAAATCTTTAACTTCATAATCTTCTACAGAACGGTATTCTGTTTCTTCTGTTTCATTACCATCTTCATCTATAACAA